ATCAAACAAGATCGGTATCGTCAACTGAATGGATAATCTACACATCAAACAGAAACAAGTGTCGCGTCCACGAGTAATCTTACACAACTCCTTCATTGGGCCCTCCCGGGTAACCAACTAATGAGGTGTAATCATACTCCACGGTAACACTGTCCCGTAAGACAGCAGCATGGTATGTATGTGCAAAGACATGGGAGGGGCTCTTAGGTCCAACCATATCCGGCGCAAGATACGACATCAAATAGTACGAAAGGTACAAACAAACATTAAAGGGAAGAACACTAATCGGTTTCAACACGTACTAAGCGTACGGCTAAGAAGCGACCGTTGAATAAACAACGATTAGTGGACCACAGTAAAAGTCTGTGACCAATGCAAATAACTAACAATCCAACTTCGACGAAACGGACGATGAGTGATTAACCAGCGAGGATATCGCGAAGAATCTGGCCGTCTCCACGGAAGATAATTTCGCGCATACGTTCGATAGAGGGAACGTCCTGCTGGCGGTGAACAAAAGTAGCATCCAATTGCTCGCCTACACGCGGATATCCGACAATTGATTGGTCGGGCGTGTTATGAGTAATAAGTACTGCGGGTACAAAACCGATGGGGGACTCGTTGGAGAACGAGTCACGGCAAGGGCCGATAAAATCGAATGCCTGGGCCCAAAAGTCCTGTACTTCATCTTCATTATCATCTGAAGATTCGAGTTCTGAATCAAAGAACTCCCACATGAAGTCCTGTATGTTAAAAGCGCGTTGGGAACGCACCTTACCGTACAGTTTAAAGATTTTGTTAATGGATTGACGATAGTAGGGAGACACGGTTTCACAAAACTCGCTGTAACTCTCCAACTTCTCGTCGTTGGCGTCGACGGATCGGGCGAATTCGTAACATCGAAATTCATCGTCTGTGGGAACAAACGATTCGGTCATTGGTAAACCGAGCCCTTTCCAAACTTCCGGGACATGCCACGGAATGAAGTCTGGAATAATCCCCCGATTGTACGTGACAAAACGTTTCATCAGTACATCGCGGAATGGATCGCCGAAATTTTTCAAGAGCTTTGTAGCTCGCGCGCCCAACGAGAGAGAATCTTCTGAAACAGAAGCCTCTTTGGTGCACGCGGTCTCTTTATCTCCTGATCGCTTAAGACCGACTAATAAGCCGGTATTCACGAAAGGAACGGATGTGAAAGCGAAAACCCCCTCCGGCTGTTCGAGGTACTCGGATGGAAATCGAGTATCGAAAAATTCACTGTTGATAACAGCGAAATCAGCCGAATAGTAAGTCTTACCTACAGAAGGAGTAAGACCA